AATTCCACAGCCCACTGACCTTTCGTAGCCTTCTCAGCCGCTTCACGCAGCGCCTGTTTGTTGATGTTGCTCATACCTTGCTCCCGCGAAGCTGTGCTGCGGCATTGGCAGAAATTTGGATGCACTCGTCTACGATGTCCCGTGATGATTCGGGGAATTCTTCATAGCAGGCCCGTATGTTGGTTTCGACCCGAGTCGCACCCACAGCCCGCTGTTCGTTCACCCATGCGTCTGTTGCGGGGGTTTCAATGGTATCAACCAGTTTGTAATCGCACGTTTGATATGTGTGCTGGCTATCGGAGGTATGCAGCCCTTGAGCATCGAAGCCTTGAGCCTGTTGAATCACGATACCCCATGACACGCGCTGAACATCTTCGCTCCAGCCGTCGTCTGCGTCCTCACGGTATGCGTCAATCTCAGCCTGCGCTGTGTCGATAGCGCTCTGCTTGTCTTTGAAATAATCAAAACCGTATTCAGGCGAGTATGCGAAGTAAGTTACGCCAGCCTTCAGCGCCACATTCTCCCCAGCCAGCGCCGCGCACTTTTCTTCCAGTTCAGCAACATGACAACGTGCGTCAGCGTCGTTTGCTTCTGACGCTTTGAGTGCTGCCGCCAGCGCGTTAATGCGCTCCACCAGATCAACCGGTGCGACGTCATCAGCATCCTGCCCGAACCCAAGCGTCTGACGAGCGGCGCGAGACTCTGCCATGCGTTGGTCTGCATCCCCGGCTGACATTGAATAGCGAGCCAGTTCCGCAGCCAGCGCATCACTACGCGCACTCTGCACGTCCAGCGCCGATGCAAGCTCGGTCACCATCTTCGCAATCGTGATGATCGGCGTGTCACTGGTCATTGCGGCCGCAAATTCATGCCCGGCGCGTACCAGGTGTTTGTTGTTAGTTGTCATGCCTGCACTCTCCCGTAAACCGATAAAACTCGTTGCATAGCGTCGCTGTTGCGGCACTGTTCGAATATGATGTTTACCCCGCTATCACAGTGAGCCTTACTCGCTATGGAGGCCTTTTCGCTGCGCTCCTGTCTGGTTTTTTCGAACCATGCCAGGTAAGCGGTCTGGTTGCGGAAATAACCGAATTTCGGTTTGCAGTAGGCCTTACCGCTGGATACCAGTTCTTTCAGTAGTTGCTTAGTCAGATTGTGGCTGATGCCCAGGTCGCGAACGATGTCGGCTATGCGGCTGCGGTCGTGGGATGCGACATACTGGCGAACCATTTTCTTGATACTGTCTGTCATCACAGAATCCTCCCGTCCGCTTTGCGGCGCTTGTATTCAGCCATCAGGATTTCGGCAGGAGTCGGACCCTGTTCGGTTTTAGGTGCAGCGATAGCGCGGCGGATAGGAGGAACAGGTTTACCCTCGGCCTTGCGCTTTTCCCACATGGCCAGTTGGTCGTGCGCTTCACGCGCCAGTTCTTTTTCGCTCAGTTGCCCGTCGGTGCTGCGGCACCGCAGTTCCAGGCAAATGTGATACATGACAGGCTGTGACCACGGGAATTCCTCGCTGCATGCGTAGCGGAAAACGTCTTTGCGCCATTGCCAGTATTCTTTCAGCACGTCATCGCCAGTGATCCCAAAACTGCATGCGCCTTCGCGGCACCAGGCGACAAACTGACCCGGAGACGGCAAAAACGGTTTTTCCTGCTGGCGGGCAATGCGCATACCTGCGTCAACCTGGGCAAGACTGGTGATCCCGTTTTCCGCAAATGCCAACAGCCACTGGCGACGGAATTCGTCGATATCCGCCTGGGTTTTAAAAACGGACATGCTGGCCGGGAATGTTGCCCGAAGCTGGCGAAACAACTCGTTAAATACCTGGGCGGCATGCTCCTGGCGAGCTTCAGATTGCTGCTCAGGCATACCCATCGCAACACGGCGCATTTGCTCACGATCGAAATTTCGCATCTCGGTACCAATGTTTTTCATGGCAGCAGACCCTCCGCCCAGTCGGTGTTATCGAAATTAAGTTCAGAGGCGCTGTGCTTGGCGCCGCTGGTCTTGCGGGACCGCTTGGAAGTCAGACGATCCCACTGTTTGCGAAGGCCGGACGGGCTCATGATGTTCTCGCCCCAGAAATCGTCTTTGCTCGCCCATTTCAGCAGGTCGCAGATTTCGTAATGCGTGCGGTGGTCCTGTACGCGCATCAGGCGGATTGTGTTGGCCCATTCAGCCCACTTCGGTTCGGACAGGCTGGCGTTGACCGTCAGCAGTTGTGAATAAATCCAGCGAGCTGCTTTCAGGTCGTCAGCGGTACCCCATGACTTCCCTGACGGGGTGTAAATTCCGTCAGCAGCTTCAGGGTGACGAGAGAGAAATTTTTCAGTGGCGTCGTTACGGGATTCGACAGAATTCCGAAACGTAGATCTTTTAATGTTTTTATTCTTGTTATTACCTTCTTGTTCATGTTGTGCGGTTGCTTGTGCGGCTCCATGTGCGCCATCATGTGCGGCTACCACCTTCAACCCCGCGCCGTTACTGGCTTCGTCATGTGCGGCTCCATGTGCGCCATCATGTGCGGCTCCATGTGCGGGTAAATTGTCCATTTTTTGAGCATATTCGGCATAATTTGTGATGGTTATCACACGACCTTTTTGCTTCTCACCATCGATAGAAATCATCTCTTCACGGACAAAAACCTGAAGCATGCGCTCTACCTGATCGCGACTCGCCGGATTCCCTTTTCGGTCGCAAAGCTGAAGGCCTAAATCAGCCGCAGTCACAACCAGTTGACCGGGTTGCAGATGCCACTCATGACCCTTAAACGAGGCTGTAAACGGCTTTCTGGCGGCACCAAGAAGCAGGTTTTCCCAAAGGGTGCGAAGATAAACATCCTTCGCCCAGGGCTGCTTGAGGATGCTCCGGTACAACGGGATGTAACCAGATTTCTGGTTGTCCATCCTGTTGCTCCTGAATTGGTCCGGCGGGTTGCCGGGGAACTTAAGAATTTCTGCGGTGTTCATGACTCACTCTCCCAGCCAGCGTCTTTCAGAAATGCGCGGTAATCTTCCAGAATGGCGCGGGCTTCTTCCGGCAGGTCGATACCGTCATGATCGGAAATGAGCTGGATAAACTGGCGGGCTTTTAGGGCGCTGAACTGCGGTAACGCGGCGCTACGGGTTAGTTTTGACTTACCTGAAGCCTTAACCTTATCCATCTGGCGAACGGCTACAGATGCCGCCTGAGCACCATGCTCGCGTGATAAAGCGACGGCGGTAGTCGGCGATACCTCGCCCGCACGAACCATCTCGATCAGCCCGTCACCACAGGTCAGAAGTTGCAGGTGGTGATCCACGTCAGAAAGAGACCGTTTAACCTTTTTCGCAATCTCAGCTGGCTCCCATCCCTGATTTATCAGTCGCTGGTAGGCTGCTGCACGTTCAAGTGCCGTCAGGGGTTTTCCCTGGCTGCTCGTGACCATGAACGCGATACGATCGGCTTCGGTACCAATGAAGTCTTTGCACTCAAGGCGAGGGATTTCGGTACCGGATTGCTGAGCGGCCAGCGCGCCGTAATAGCGGTGATGCCCGTCAACAATCCTGACGCCCTGCTCAGTAACCTGAACAGCCAGGGGAGGGATCAGTTCGCCTGCGATAAACGCATCGCGAAACTCGATCACATGCTCCTGGTCGATTTCACGCACGTTAAAGCCAGGCTCCACATACAACTCAGCTAACGGCACCAGAAACGTCTTGCGTGTCGTGGTGTCAGACCCGTTCTTTTCCTTCTGGTTGTACAACTGGGAAAGTGTTGTCATAATTATTCCTGTGAATTGATCCAGTTAATTCGCACTGAAAGCCGTTGGTGCTCGAACACCGCGGCTTTCGCCTTTTCTGTGATAACCATTCAGTCCCACCCCAGCGGGCCAGGCCTGCATCTCTCGGCGCGCAAACCAATGTCCGCCAGCGTCTCTACCGATTTCAGATAATCCCGTGACACCACCACTGCCTCCGGCGGTACCACCTGCAATTCCAGGATGGCCAGCTCTTTGGCTATTGCGGCGAAATGCCCCTCGCCTTTACGTCTGCTGGCTGTCGATTCGCTGATACCGATACGATCGGCGTAAATCTTCTGGCCTACCGACGAAAGCCGGTTGAGCAGGATGCTTTCAATTTCAAGCGGGTTGAGAACCGGTGGTTCTAACTTGCGGGCTATTCCGTTCTCCATCTGCGAAAGTCCTCGTTGTGTTGTGCCGCCGGCTTAGGCGGCGTGGTTATTTGGGTGTGGAAATAAATCGGGGAGATCGGGGCGAATTTCGTGGGCCTTAATCTCACCGCCAGTGGCGTTGACAATGGCTGTCACCTTCTCAGGGGAAACCGAACCGCCATTGAGCCACTTGTGAACCGCAGGCTGACTAACGCCGCAGATTTCGGCGAGGCGCTTCTGACTGCCAACGATTTTTAAAGCACGCTGAATAACTTTGTTCATGGATTTTACCTATCCGATTACTGGATTAATGGAAAGATAACTCAAGTTATGATGATTGTCCATAACCTTTGTTATTTTACTCCGCATAACCTGGGTTATATATTGACGATATGAAAACATTCGCAGAACGACTGAACGCGGCAATGAGTGCCGCCGGGATATCTCAGGGACAACTGGCCGAAAAGGTTGGCATCTCACAACCGGCCATACAGAAAATGACTTCCGGTAAAACAAGCGGCAGCCGAAAAATGGTTGAGCTTGCTCACGCCCTCAATGTGCGCCCTGAATGGCTTAGCTCCGGGAATGGTTCAATGCGTGACGGAGATCAGAAAGAATCCTCTGTACCTCCGGAATCTGAATGGAATACAGTTGAGACGTGGGATGATCACACCCCACTGAACGGCGATGAAGTAGAAGTACCGTTTTTCAAGGACATAGAGTTCGCATGCGGCGATGGCCGCACAGGCGACGAAGACTATAACGGGTATAAGTTGAGATTCTCAAAATCCACTTTGCGCCGGATTGGCGCCAGCACAGACGGACACGGCATTATTTGTTTTCCTGCTCGCGGGAACAGCATGGAGCCCAATATCCCTGACGGAACAACTGTCGCAGTTAACACCGAAGATAAAAAAATTGTCGACGGAAAGATGTATGCAATTAGCGAAGATGGCTGGAAACGAATCAAGCTGCTTTACCGGACTGGCCCGGAAACCGTAAGCATCAGGAGCTATAACTCAATAGAGCATCCGCCAGAAGAAAAACCCCTCAGCAAAATAGAAGTGATTGGCCGCGTCTTCTGGTGGTCAGTTCTTGATTACTGATTAGAAACCCGGTATCCGCCGGGTTTTTTATTGCCCTTTTCTCACCAGGTCAGCCGCATCTCTGTACGCCCCCTTACCTATCACATTACCTGTTGCCTTGCGGTTATGTTCCAGTCGGTCAACCAGGTTGTCTTTTGTTATGGGAACCTGCATAGCAACAAGATCAACCACCGCCTCTCCTATCGCATTCAATATTAATTCTGCTTTTTCGTCTTCCACACTCACCCCCTTGATGTTTTTTTGAGCATATCACGCACGATTTACAAAAATAAATTCATTTAGTTATCAATGTACTATAACTTTTGTGATGCATTTTATAAATTAGGTTATTGCACTTACTCATAACTAAGGTTATCTTTAGCCCATCAGCAAACAGTGGTCTTCGTGGTGGTGAAGTGCAGCCCGCCGAGGCAACCGGAAGATAAGCATCCGGCACCACCGACGAAGACCATTCAATGCGCGGAGTAATCAGCAACGTTCCGCCAGCCGGGCGATAACGGCAGAGGATGAGATGGAAGTTACCCACAATAACAAGCAGTACAAAGCTGTTCCCCTTGCTAACGGTAGTTTGTGGCGCCTGACGTCAGTGGAGCGCCCGCGTGAATCAGTCGTCCTGAATCGCGAGCAGATGATCATCGCTGGCCTGGGCCATGTAGTCGAATCGCAGGTTCCTGACCTTAACAAGGTCCGCGCCGCCCAGAACAAAATCGTTATTGCCCTGTTCCTGGAAGATGATCGCATGTGGAAAGAGGCGGTTGAGCAGTACCGCCAGGCATCCGGGAGGACTCTTCACTGATGGGAACCTTATTCGCTTTAGTCCTGACCGTAGCGACAACCAGCGGTGAATATCAGGACATGGTGCTGGGCGTATACGAAAGCCAGCAGTTATGTGAAGCAGCTGCGACCGAGCAGCAGGTGGCTGGCGAATGCTGGCCGGTTGAAGGGATTGTCCGTAACGGAGAAATCCCGGCTGAACAGGTAGCGAAGTTCTAACGCCCCACTTCGGGCAAAACCAAATTACCGACACAGGCAGATCACACATTGCCGGGATGTCCACAAACCAAATATGGGAGATGGCTATGACGGAATTATCAGTTATCGAAATTAAACCGGAGCAGGCGCCAGTGCTTTATGTGCCGAATGGCCTGGAAAAGTTCCTTGAGCAAATCCGCGCTGAAGTTAACGAAGTGCCGGACCTGTCCACTGCGAAAGGCCGCGCCCGCGTCGCATCACTTTCCGCTCTGGTATCCCGCAGCAAGACGGCGATCGAGAAACCTGGTCGTGATTATCTGCGCCACCTGAAAGAAGCCGTGAAGCCCGCAGAAGCAGAGCTACGCCGTTTCGTGACTGCATGCGACGAGTTGCGTGATGAAGTGCGCCGTCCGCTTACCGAGTGGGAAGCAGAGCAGGAACGTATCGCTGCCGAAAACCAGATGAACGCTTGGCACGAAGAAGCACTGGAAATGAATGCTGACTTCGACCGCCAGTTTGCGGCTCGCATCGAATCAGATCATGAAATGGCGCTGATGATGAACGAAAAGCACGACAGGGAGCGCGAAGAAGCGCGCGCCGAAGCCGAGCGTAAGCGCATTGCTCACGAAGAAGAATTGAAACGCCTAGCAGCAGAACAGGCGCGACGCGACGCCGAAGCGGCAGCCCAACGTGATCGCGAAGAAGCTGCCCGCCGTGAAGCGGAACTGAAGGCCGCAGCCGAACGTGCAGAGCGTGAACGCATTGAAACCCAGCAGCGCGCTGAGCGCGAAAAGAAAGAAGCAGCAGAGCGGGCAGAACGCGATAAGCAGGAAGCCATTGCCGCCGAGCGCCGTCGTCAGGAAGAAGCGGAAGCGGCTCGTCAGGCGGAAGCTAAACGCATCTCTGACGAAGAAGCTAAGCGCGCAGCAGACAAAGAGCATCGCCGCGTTATCAATCTCCAGGCTAAAGCCGATCTTGTTGCCCAGGGCATCCCGGACGACATCGCCGAGTTGTGCATCAAAGCGATCGTCACAGGCAACGTCCGCAACATCTCAATTAAGTACTGAGGTTCTTATGGCTGCATATCTCACGCATGACCGAATTGAGGGTGCAGCCTGGGTTAACCACTACGCCCAGGTTGCTCGCGAAGAAGAAGAGTCCGAACTGGCTGACGCGTTCGAATCGAAGTTCCGCTTTGGTTGTTTCCGCGAAATGTTCGCTGGCTCCAGCGCCGACAACAAGGCGATCACCGAACTGTTGAATGACGATTCATTCCAGGAAAAGGCCAATGAATTTCTGCGCTATGCAGCCGAGGAACTGGCGGCAAAGCAGGTTGATATCAACGAAGCATTAAGGAGCAACGCATGAGCTCTACATCCTTAACAACGTTGGCTAACACTCTGGCGCAGCGCCTTGGCATGGATCAGGGGGCAGAGTTGATTGCCACTTTGCGCGCCACCGCATTCAAGGGTGATGCCACCGATGCGCAGTTTACTGCCCTGCTAATCGTAGCTAACCAGTATGGGCTGAATCCGTGGACAAAAGAGATTTACGCCTTCCCGGATAAACAGAACGGGATTGTTCCCGTTGTAGGTGTTGACGGTTGGTCTCGAATCATCAATGAAAACCCGCAGTTTGACGGCATGGATTTCCAACAAGATGCCGAGTCCTGCACCTGCAAGATTTATCGTAAAGACCGTGGTCACCCAATCTGCGTTACAGAATGGATGGATGAATGCCGCCGCGAGCCCATAAAGACGCGTGACGGTCGGGAAATTAACGGTCCGTGGCAGTCACACCCAAAAAGGATGTTACGCCATAAAGCGATGATCCAGTGCGCGCGCCTGGCTTTTGGTTTCGCAGGCATATATGACAAAGACGAGGCTGAACGCATCGTTGAGTCCACTGATTATTCTGTTGGAAGCAACGTAACGCGAGATATAACGCCAGCCTCAGATGAAACCATGTTGGAAATTAACGACCTGCTAATCACTCTGGATAAGACATGGGATAAAGATTTATTGCCGCTTTGTTCCCGTATCTTCCGCCGAGAAATTCGCGAGTCATCCGAATTGACTCAGGAAGAAGCGGTTAAAGCTCTTGGCTTCCTCAAACAAAAGGCGGCCGCATGAATAGTGAAATCATTCTGGCAAAGACCGGCATTGATGTCCGGTCTATCCAGCAGGGCGATGAAGCATGGCTCCGCCTGCGTCTTGGCGTGATCACTGCCTCCGAGGTACACAACGTGATCAGCAAACCGCGCTCAGGTACTAAGTGGACTGACATGAAGATGTCCTACTTTCACACCCTGCTTGCCGAGGTCTGCACAGGCGTAGCGCCGGAAGTGAACGCCAAAGCGCTGGCGTGGGGCAAGCAGTTTGAAGGGGACGCCAGAGCCCTGTTTGAGTTCACGGCGTCGGTAGAGGTAACTGAAGCGCCGATCCTGTATCGGGATGAAACGTTACGTACTGCCTGCTCACCGGATGGACTGTGCAGTAATGATTTTGGTTTGGAACTGAAATGTCCTTTTACGTCCCGCGACTTCATGAAGTTCCGTCTGGGCGGGTTTGATGCCATCAAGTCGGCATACATGGCGCAGGTGCAGTACAGCATGTGGGTTACGGGAAAGAATGCCTGGTTCTTTGCTAACTACGATCCGCGCATGAAGCGGGAAGGTATGCATTACGTCGTGGTTGAGCGCGACGATAAGTACATGGCCGACTTTGACGAAATGGTACCGGAATTCATTGAAAAGATGGACGTAGCGCTGGCGGAGATTGGTTTCACTTTTGGCGAACAGTGGGGGACGCGATGAATCAGCCCTGGACGACTGAGTATATGGCGATGCTCTGGCGCCATACCAATGCAGAGATTGAGCAGTTAACCGGGTGGCACCCTGAAGTAATCCGCGCGCGCCGTCTGGAGCACAACCAGATGCGTAATAACTGGCCGAAATTCGACCCGGAGCGTAAAGCATGACTGACTATAGCGGTTCAACAACGCCAGCCGCAGAACGCGACCTGTGGTGTACCCCGGCAGAAATTTTCACCGCGCTGCACCTTGAATTTGCCTTCCAGCTCGATGCGGCGGCTGACAGCGTTAACGCAAAGTGTGCCAGCTTCCTGACTGAACAGGACAACGCCCTGATCTGCGAATGGATAAGCGATGGCGCTGTCTGGGTTAACCCGCCCTATTCCGATATCTCTCCGTGGGTTGAGAAGGCGGAAGAACAGTGCCGCCGTCAGGGGCAGCCCGTGGTGATGCTGGTTCCGGCAGACGTATCAACTGGATGGTTCAGTCGGGCGATGGATAGCGTCGATGAAATTCGCCTTGTGACCGGCGGGCGCATCCAGTTTCGTCCGGTAAGCCGCGAAGGTAAGCGCAACTCTAACCCAAAGGGATCGATGTTTTTAATCTGGCGTCCGTTTATCAGGCCTCGCGGGATGTTTACCACAATCAACAAATCAGAACTGGTGCGGATCGGTGCGGAGTTCCTGGAAGAGGAGTGTGCAGCATGACGCCAGAACAGGAAAACGCAGTACGCGCTCAGGCCCGCAAATGCACCGAAGAGGTACGCAAGGCGATGAGCGCCAGGCCGAAACCAAAGTGGAATGACGTTGTCCCGGCAATCCTCAAAAAGCATCACGCAAAGGTCGCGCCGCTGGGCGTGGGGTTGGTTAGGTTCATCAGCACGATAGGCCGGATGAACGGCAGATATGGAGTTGAATCATGAGCGCAGAACTAATCGACCAGGCCAACGAACTTGTCGAGCACAACCTGGCGATCGCTATTCAGCGCGTTCGCCTGAACCATGACGCAGTATCGGCTGAAACGTGTAGTGAGTGCGGCGAGACGATCGACGAAAGGCGGCGGCTTGCTGTGCCGGGCTGTCAGACCTGCGCGTCATGCCAGCAGGAAATTGAATTGCGGAAGAAGCAGAGGGGGATGCTGTGAATAACAGGAAAGCGCGCCGACTGCTTGGCGTTCACATTAACAACACATATCGAATTAGCAATAGACGCTGGTTGGTATGGGGCAGCAACTGGCCTTTTGTTTGGGAGCACTCTAAGCCATCTCCACGACAGAAAAGGAAAGCAAAAGAGGTTGCTGCATACCGAGAAGAATTGAAGCGTGCTGAGGGGGATGCGTGATGGATTACAGCAAGCTTAGTGATGGTGAAATTAGTGTCAGGCTGGCCTATTTCCTCAAGCCAAAGTACAGCGCCACCATTCACCCGTATGACCAGGCCGCCGCTAAGTTGTCATGGAACTGGTTAAACACAGTGCAGAGCACTGGTTATTTTCCGCTGCGTCGTGCCGAGGAGCTTTTCCCGGCGATGAAGAAACATCGGATCGGCCTCGCTCCATCAGGCAAGACCGTATGGCAGGCATCGCATGAATGTGGCATCAGCGCCACGCATCGTAACCCGCTTCGCGCTGTGGCTATAGTCTTCCTGATGATGCAGCAGTGCTGAAAACGAATTATCAACGGCCCCGACCGGGGCCAGTGGAGAGAATTATGGATCGTCTGCTGAACGTTAAAGAGGTTTGCGGGATTTTGGATATGCACCGCGCGACCATTTATCGCAAAGTTAAGTCTGGCGAACTTGATCCGCCAAAGAAAATCGGTCGCTCAACAAAATGGCCGGAGTCCAGCATCAAAAAATATCTGGCTGGGCTTAAGTCGTTATGA